TTTACTTGAACAGGAAATCCATCTGTAAAAGTAGAATATTGCGGCAGGGTATTACCAGGAATACTTGGACCAACATAAATAAGCGTCTGAACTGTTTCTGCTTTTCTTAACTCATGAACATCTACATTGGCCACTTCTGGTGCAGCAACTACCTCTTTTACTTGTGGAACGTCTTCCTTTACAACATCTGCTTGTTTTACTTCTTCAACCTCGGCACCAGACTTAATTATTTCTTCAACTTCCGCTTTCTTTCTAATCGTCATATTAACTTTGTCACTCCCTCATCTAAGATTTGCATAGCTTCCTCAAACTCCAATAGCATAGCTCCAAAATAAAATGGATGTGTATCTTCATCATGAATCTTCCACCTCGGTGGAACAGTAAGGGAGTATTGTTTCTTCATTAGTCGATTCTTTGCCAAATCCATATAGATTTTTCTAAGAATAGCCGTTACATCCTTATATCCGCTTCTAGTTTCTGATTCATCATAAACACCTACAATGATATTTACTGTTACTATCTGGTTAAGATCCCACTGTTCTTGAATGCCTTCAAATAATTGAACGACTATTGCCGGATAAAAAGAATAATTATTATCCTCTTCAGCAAACTCGTCATGTGGGTTTTCGTTTCGTTTTGGTATCGGTAAATGTTGCTCATACACTTTTACAGGAACCTTTTTTCCGTTAGGATCTAGGAAAAAATCTCCCTTAAATACCTTTTTGAAACGTGTGATTAACTCGCTCTGTAAATTCTCTGGTATCATGTTAACCCTTGTCCTATCCCTATGGCTCTGTCAATCTCATAATCTAATCGAATTAGAAATGTTTCATAGCCAGTGCGATTGATTTTATCTCGGACCTCTTCATTACCAATCATTTGTGGAACAGAAGGTCCCATTACTCTGCTTACAGGCAATCGTTTCTTTCCTTCCCTTTTAAACACCTTAATTCCATTAATGTTTACAACGAATGGCCCTTTTACAGCCCTTAAACTGCTGCCTTTTTTAACTGCAATTTTTATTGGCTTTTTCCGTCTCGGTTGTACGGTTTTAGGAGATACTTTGAAACGGTCAATGGGAATTACTTGACCTCTTGAAGTGACAATGGCGGACAGTGTAGACTTAGACGCTCTTGTTTTATTCAAGGTGCTTCGAACATCACCAGCTTTTATGTTATATTCCTGTCTTACTTCCCTTGTAATGCTTGCAGCAACTGTATTCATTGCTCTATTTAATGCCTTTGTTATGGCATCTGGAGCCTTCCTTTGAAAAGTTCCAAGTCGATTCTGGACATTGTGTAATAAGGTATGGTCAATATTGACTGTTACAGGCATTATTGATTCCTCCCTACCGTAATGACGTACATTTCATCTTCATTAGAAATACTTATCACGCGAAATGTTCGTTGCCCTATTTTTATTTGTTCATTGGCTATTGGTCTGAAATTCAACTGGTTTTTTTGAACATAAAAAAGCAGTTCTGCTTTTTCAAGGCCTTCTCCACCATTTCCAAACTGTTTTTTCATAAGTTGCTCAGGATCTCTAATAACGGTAACTTCTTTGCCTTCAATTAGAAGCTTTTCAGCAAATTCATTTTCATTAAAAAAGGTGCTTTTCATATCTTGAGCAAGGAAATCTTTAAAATTACTCATTAAAGTCATCTGGAAGTGCTAATACTTCCTCTGCTTTTCCTTCTGCAATGATTAATGCAATAAGATCATCTTTTTTCTGGTCAATTGCTGGAACTAAAATACCTACTTCCATTGCAGCTTCCTTTAAAATGTCTTTATTGAATTTGTTATACAAAAGCTTATGAACATCCTCGCCAGTTTCTTCAGGATCAACCAATTCTGGATCATCAGGAGGTGTTAGTTGTTCACCTTCTATTCCTTCGTTAAGGTTAACTACATCTTTTTTCTCAATAAAAAAAGCAGCTCCGCAGTTTACTAAACGCTTTGCTACATCCTCTGGAATATTTGCTTGCTCCCCAGGCTTAAATCGTTTGCCGTTACATCGACATTTTAATTTGAATTCAACCAACATAATTACACCACCTGTGCAACGAACCACTCGTCCGCATCGTTTGGCTTTGGAACGGGGCGGCTTGCTAAACGAATCATTCTAGCTTCTGCGTTCACATCAGCCCATGATCTTGGAACGATTTTTCCTTCATACGTAACAAACTGCTCTGATTTTTCCATTTGAGTAATAGCGCCATACAACGTTTCTCCAAGATTAGATTTAGCTAAAATAACAGTGTTAGCTGGGATATACGGTTTTAACACTTTATCATCTTCCAAATACCAGGAATCATATGTGTAAATATCTAAGTTAAGCTCTGCAATTCGGCCGATGTAGCTTACGCCTTCCCCTCTATAAACGGGCTTATATTCGATATTGTTCATGTTTCTAATGTCCATCAACTTTTGGATAGTAGCATCATTTCTAAAAGCTTTTAAGGCATCTCTACCCAGAATAGCCATATCAACAGTAGCGTCAGTTAATTGCGTGATTTTCAGCTTCCATTCCTCTAAATCTTCATAAATCTTTCCACCTTGACCCCAGCGATCTGTCCCCTCTAAAACTTCTTTATTTGTAAAGTTGAAATCTAAGACCTGTTCTACATAATCCTTATCACTTCGGTCTGTGAATCCTTTCATAACAACTTTACCGTTCAGCAAGGCTTGAGCTGACATCCATTCCTGCCTTCTAGTAATCATTGCCGTGAGCTCTTTAATATCTTTTGCTAGCAATTCAACTTGTCTTTGTTGCGGAGTCTTACTGCTGATAACATTTTCGCCCAACCCTCTAATAACAAGATCATCAATTGTAAGCACTCGTTGAGGAGCAATTTTTGGTGCAAGGTACTTTACTGTTTTATATCCTTCCCTATCCATCGTAATCCCACCGACTCTAGGTGCCACAAAAGGTGCCATTTTTCTTTTACCTTTTGTAAAATCCAGCAGCACTTCTTCTGTATAAAACGTCTCCCCATCTGGAAAAAAAGTATTCTTTAAAAAGCTAGTTGGAGCTATCATTTGTTGAATAGCTGGCAACATGGTTGTTGTTTTATATAGTTCTAATTTCACGACTAATCCTCCAATTATAGGTTTTCTTTTAGGTAAATACCTAATGTTCTAAGTGTCTTTTCATGTTTTGCAGCTGTATCCGTGCCACCAAAGATTAAGGCATTNCGATTAAAAAGACCCGAACTATATGCAGTAGAAGCTACAGCACCCGCGGTAGTATCCACATCGTCTGTTAATATGCAATCTGCAGACTCCACTCCTCCTGTTTTAGTACTATCCACCTTAACAGCTAATCCAGTTGCGGTTTCAATAGCTAAAACAGTTCCACGAACAACTAAACCTTGACCTGATTTTAAAGAGACTGACTTCACATTTACCGGAACAGAAGTACCAGCAAAAAGGTTATCATAGCCGATTTCTCCTACAACTCCATTCATTTCCATTACTTTAATGCACCTCCTAATTGATTACTTAAGTCATTTGCTTGCCCTTCTTGCGAACCATTTAGAGCAGCATGCAACGCGTTAGCATCCGCCGTATTATCATTATTGTTTGCTGGAGCATCACCACCAGGAACGTTATTAATAATCTGCGCGTCATTTTGAGCATTGTTTAAATAATTACTGCCTCTGGATTTCTCTGCTTTGATAATCTCAACAGCTAAGGCGCTTGCTTCAATCTTAGTTTCGAATTTTGCTTTATTTACTAACTCCTCGTTACCAGGCAACTGCAAATCCTCAATATCTTTGATACGTGTGTTTTCTGCAGTAATTCCCTCTTGATATCCAATGTTTTTCACTTGCTCAAATAATTGAGGGTGATTATTTTTAAGAGTTTCTAAATCCATGTTCTTTGGTTCCTCCTTTGGTTGTTGTGGTTCTGCTATTGTAGTAGTTTGATTGGATACTACATTACTAAGCTGAGATGATTCAGGACCGTTTGGCAATTGCATTCCTAACATTTCGTTACGGAATTTATCAATTACAGCTTGTGGTAATATTCCATCACTAAATGGAGTGTTGGCACTTGCTACAATGCTGTTTGCAAGATCTCCATTATCGAACATGATTTCATCAATTAATCCAATCTGTTTCGCNTGTTGAGCTGTTAACCAGGTTTCGTTATCCATCATGGACAACAACTCTTCATGAGACTTCCCTGTTTTCAACTTATATGCATTTGCAATGGCTAGGTTTGTATTTTTTAAAATACTAGAAGTATGATCCATATCTCGATAATCCCCACTAGCCATTGATGAGGCATTGTGAATCATGACCTGAGCTGTTGGAGTCATCAAAGTACTATTAGCGCCAAGCATTAGAAAGGATGCTGCACTTGCAGCTAGTCCTAAAACTTTTGCAATTACATTGTTGGGATGCTCCTTCAAAAGAGCATATATTTCCGATGCTGCAAAAACAGATCCACCACCACTATTAATTTCGAGAATGATATCCTCTTTATTGCCTGGATCAATACTATCCAAGAAACCTTGTACTTTTTTTGGACTCACTGCATCAATTCCAAACCAGTCATAAATCATCTGGTAATCACTTGGTATAATAGGACCTCTTATGCTTAATTTCATTCCTCTTTCACCTCCTCCTCCTCATCCTGTTCTTTTGTTGATGTTTCTGCTGGTGCAGATGTTTCTTCTTGAATCAATCCAGCTTCTTTTCTCGCTTTCTCCTCCAAGGCCCTTAATTGGTTATTCTTGAAGAAGTTTCCATTACCCATTGCAACGGTTTCCTGAGAACGTGTAGAGAATCCATTGGCCACACGCTTCTCTGCTGCGTTCACCTCCTTCAAAGGATCTAATTGTCCTTGAGACGGCCCGTTCCATTCTGCTCCGCAATATGCCTTTCTAGCCATTGGATCTGTAAAGAAGCCAGGTGCATATATTCTTCCTTTTGCAATTCCTTCTGCAAGGAATTCCTCATAAATTGGCTGACAGAATCCATTTGAAAGCCAATCTCGACGCATTTTAAACATTTTCCATGCTTCTAATAACGCCCCTCTTGATGCTGAGTAGGAAGATGTAAAGTTCTTTAAAAGCAATTCATATGGAATTTCCAATGCTGCCCCTATTTGTCTGCAGATAGAAGTAACAAATCCATCATAATTCGGATTAGGTCTGCCAGGATTAGACTCTTGGATTTTTTCATTCTCACCTAAAAAATGGACAGTTCCACTTCCTAACTCAATAGTGGAATCGTCCTCTTCGTCAACCATATCCTCTGGACCTAACGGGCTGAAAGTATTGTCTCCCTGTCCTGTTTCCGTAGTAACAAAAACCGAATACATGCCATTAATGACCGCTGCCATTAATTCTGCCTCTGAATATCTGGCTAGTTGTTTCAAACTTTCAATAACTGGAGCAAGTACTGGAACGCCCCGCCGTTGTTCCGGTCTTTCACTTTCCATCAGATGAATAACGTTTATCCTTCCAGATGTAGCACCAAACTTAGGAATTCTGTTCCATTTATTAACGGCTGCTGTGGAGGAATAAGGGTGTTTATCTGCAATGTGATAAGCTACCACTTCGCCCATTGTATTGATTTCTACCCCATTTATTATTTTGTCATCGGTAGTAATTGCATCATAGGGAGTACAAACCCTATCCGCTTCAATTACTTTTATTCTTAAATCATAAGGCATTCCGATTCTTGGCATCATTGGAAGCAATGCCACACAATCACCGCTCATTAACCAAGAAAGAAAGGCTAGCTGTTGCAATTCATAAAAATTATTCATCCTTTGCGCATCACAACTAATTGAATCCGCCCAAAGTGAAAATTCTCTTTCCACCTTCGTTTCCCATGCGTCCGCTTCTTCTACTGTCATATTAAGATACTCTGAATCAATTTGAGCATTTAATCTCAATCCTGCTCCTACAACGTTTGTACGCATTGTTTTTAACGCGCCTGTTGCAATTGGAGCACCCATATACAAATCTCTGGACCGCTCTCTAAGAGTAGGAATATTTTGTTCAATATCTTCTAATACAGAACCAGTGCTTGTAAGCCATCCTTGCAAGGCTTTCTTTTTAGCACTCGCGCCATGATTATCATAGCCACTATTGATAATCTCCAATTTCTTCTTGGCATGCACTCGATTTAAGGCTGCTTTCGGACTGAAAAAAGATATTGTTTTATCTAAAAAGTTCATAAGCAATCATCCTTTATAAATCTCTTGGCATAAACCTCATGGCCCTTCTGCCTTTACCAGTTATCTTTCCTTCTAATTTAGCAATCTCATTTTTCCAATAGACAATTGATTTTCTTATTTCCGTTAGATTGGCTCTAGTCAATGATCTTGTGCCGATACTATAACTCTGACCTGTAGTTACTGCTGATTCCGCAGTTAGCCAATCAAGATACATCTTTTTAGCTATCTCTAAATCGGTCAATCCTTCCATTATTGCACCCCTTTAGACACTGTTCTTCGTTTTCGTTTCTTACTTGTGCCAGTATTTCCGGCAGCATATTCTTTTTCCAAATCAGGGTTAATGATCTCTAAAGCAGCTGTGTTATATACTCTTAAATCCAAAGGTTCGTTTCGAGCTCTAACTTTCTTCCAAACTTGATAAGGTACTCCTTGCTCGTATCTTGTTACCAGTTTTTCAGCTGTTAGTCCTCTAAAGTAGTCTGCGTTATATCCTCTTCCTTTTGGAAAGTGACAATAGTTAGGACCGAAGTCTTCCATCTGAAGACTGGACATAACTCTCGATTTACCTTCATTAACTCCCAAGTGTATTAGCAAAGTCTTGGAAGGTTTCTGTCTGCTTGTACCAGCAACTAAAGGATCATACTCACCTTTTCCTGTCGATTTCCCTTTAATGGCATAAATCCTTCTAGCTTCTCTTTGCTTAGTAAACTTGTAAACTTCTTGAGTGTAGTGTCCACCACTATCCATACAGGTACACATAATTGCAAACTGTTTTCCATTTGCCTTCCTCCAAGTCCTAGATAAGAAAGAATCTAGCTCGTCCCATATATCCTGTTGTTTTAAATCGCCATATATAACTTGATACTGGATTCCCCAAGATTCCTTACCTTTTCCCCAGCCGACCACTTCAATTTCAAAACGATCATCTTGCGTGTCAACAGAAGCTGTTAGGATTCTTACATCGTCTGGAACTTCAATGTCTTCTCCATATTCTTCAACACGTTTCATTAGGTCATCGTCTTCAAGTTGCTGACCTTCTTCCTCCCACGTTTCACCTAAACTCGTATTCACCCAAACTTTCATTGCTTCAGGACCTTTCTTTTTTGCATCTAAAAAGTCTGATACAATGTCTCTCCACTTTCTCCAAGGACTTAATAACTCATTTAAATGAAAACCTCTATATGAAGCATCAGGTTCGCTTGCAATCCAAAATCCTGGTTGCTTTTTCCACTCATACTCTGAATGCATTGCTCCACATTCTTTACAAGCATGAGAAACAGGTTCGCTTAAGTCGTTTTTATTAAATACAATCTGCGCCCAATTTAACGGCTGCAGTCCTTTACAGGATGGACATGGTAAGTGGTAATACTCTTTCGTGCTTAATTCAAATTCTGCCTCAATTCGAGAAGTGCCTTTGTTAGTTGGAGTCGATACAAAAACCTTTTTGCGATTGTAAAAGTTATTGGTTCGCTTTTCAGCAAGTGAAAGTGGATCTCCTTCTGTACCAGCTGATATTGGAAAACGATCCACTTCGTCTGCCAACAATATACGAATTGAACGACCAGCTAAATCACTGGGAGCATTTGCGCCTATCAATGCTATATAGCCACCAGGAAAAGACTTTTCTAACGTGGTATTTCCACCATTCCTCGTTTTTACATCTGCAACTTTTCCCCTTATGGCTGGAGTATCTCTTATCATTGGAGCTAAACGTTGCTTGGAAAAACTCTTTGCTAATTTTTCTGTCGGCTGCATTACTAAGATTGGTGAAGGATCTTGAGCAATATGATATCCAGTCATATTTAGAAGAAACTCTGTTTTTCCTACCTGAGCCGATGACATAATAACAACCTTTTCACAATCAGGATCATTAATGGAGTCCATAATACCTCTTTGGTAAGGAGCTCGATCTGTCCTCCATTGTCCTGGCTCTGCGGAACCTTCGCTAGATAGTTTTCTATAATTGTCCGCCCACTGACTCACCGTTAATTCTGGAGGAGGCTCTAAAATATCGGCTGCTAATTGCTGAAAGAGTGCTAGTGTCTTTTTATAATCTGAGCTGGTTGACACGGTGATCACTCATTTCATCGTCCTCGTTTTCTTCCTCCTCATCCAGGAACATTTTATCTTTACTAATTTCATAGAAAACAGCTGGATCATAGTCCTTCAATTCCGTAAGCAATTCAATAATGGCCACTTTCAGAATGTCTTTAATGGCTTGAATATCTTCCACCATGATTAATTGAGGAGCAACTTTTGTTGGAAGAGAAAGTGATCTTTGTCTAAATGCCATAAGCATATCGTTCATAATTCTTTTTACATCTTCTGAACGATGCAGCTCTCCTTTAATAATCTGGACTTCTAATTGAGTCTTTTCTTTTTT